CATCAAATATTCTTGGCACTTCTTCTACACTTCTACACATAACGGCAGTTAGAATAAAGAAACTAGCAATCCATTTTACATACCAAGATAGGTCACCTTTTGGTGTAATCTTTTTATATACACGACTAGAGTTAAGAGCTTTAATCTTATCATCTAGTTTTTGTTTTATAGGTTCAATCTCGTTTGTCATCTTTCTTCTTTTTACCAAATATCTTTTCCCAATTTTCATCAAACTTTTTTCTGTCTGGTATTGGTCTTGGTTTACTTCCTTTACCACCATCCATTTGCCACTCCGAATCCAAATACATTTACAATAGAAAAGTAACCTACTAGCATCATAGGCCACGCTAATGCTCTACGATAGTGTGCATATACAGCCATTACACTACCAATAAAGAAACCTGGATATACTAATCGCATATCGGGGTCATAGGCAGTTAGAGCTAGTGTCATACTTGCACCAACTGTAAAAATAAAACTAACTAATTCGAAATAGAAAGCAACCTTATCTGATTGATATGATGATTTCCAAAAATCTATAATTCTTTGCTTCATACAAAAATATCCTTCATAATCATTTTACATTCTGTACTATTATAGTTCAGAAACCCTTTTAACTTGGCCATCTTAAATGCGATTTTAGGCCATATAACTTTCTCTTTAATACCCACAGACCAGTTCTTACTATACGACAAAATGTCGTCAATGGCAATGGCGGTCTGGTAAGATGTCTTCTTTTGAATAAGTAATTGTAACAATCGTGGATGTTGTCCATTATGAGATAAGAAACCATCATTAAAAGAAATCCCACGCCGGCTAAAGTCAGAAACAATAAGTGAACAATCTGATTTAAAATGGTACGCAAATGCCCCATTATATTTTCTGTACGCCAAAAATTGTTCTTTTCCATCATTCTCTAATAAGTTTTTAATCCACTTTTTATCATCATATAAAAAATTTGCAACAAAGAAGTCTAAGATTTCATCTTGTTTGTACTTCTTTGAAAGTTTATGGAAGAAATATCGGTCATTACGACTCGTAAAAGTATCCAACTTCGCATTAACTTTTCCTTCATATTTATTGTAGTCATATGAAGCCTGAGTAAAATGTAGCTTGACGGCCAGGTAAGTTTTATATACTTCAAATCCACCATACATAATTAAATTTCATATTCAAAATTCTGTGTTTCTTCATTTATATGCACCTGTTTGGCACCGTTTCTAATATGAAAGTGTGTTGCCATTGGTGTCAAAGGCGATAGCGTCACTAATCTACTAATTGAGTTATGTTTTGTACACCATTCACCTAACTTATTAATAATCTCTTTACCTGCACCTCTTTTCCTAGACCATACAGTATAGGCCACAGCAATATTACCCTCATTTGTTCTACTCATATAATCCATTTCTCTTACTGTATATGGTACTTCAGGACAAAAGGCAACACATACAATAGCTTCTATTTCATCTTTGTATTTAAGACCAAATATCTTTCTACCATGTGTAATTCTAAATCCTAATGTAAGTTCAGGTCTAACAGGATCCTCAGATACATCTATGTTATCTAATTCAACAAGTTCAGTACCTCTAACCCACTTAAAAAAGTCATTAACATTATCTCTAAATATTTTCATCAAGCAAATACCTCGTACTAACAGGAAAGTGGTCTTTCATATGGTGCGCCAGCTGTTGTGTTATCATTCTTGTTTCTTCTTGTGAATCTGGTTTATTTCGTAAGTTACAGACTCGAGCAAACGCATATAAAGTTCCTGACCAATACCATTCTGTCATCATATTCTGAGGTAACACCATTCTTGCCATCTCTGGTGCTATGCCTTCTTCAATCATATTTTTGTAAACAGTTTTAGAAGCTTCTACAATTTCAGAAATATCATATTCATATTCTTTTGTACCACTTCCTTGTTTTTTATCTTCTGGTTTACTTCGCCATATGAAAGGCATATAAAATTCTGGTTCATCATCTACATATCTACGACTAACTTCATTCCAAACTAAACCAACTTGGTGTTTCACTAATTGTCGTGCAACAAATATAGGTGCTTTAATTAAGAATTGTAAACTTGCGTGACCAAATGGTGACCAATGATTATGTTCTGCAAGATACTTAATAAGTCTTTCGTCTTTTTCATCAAACTTTTCTTTTCTTTTAGAAAACGATACACGAGCTGCATTTACAACTGACAAATCACTTCCCATTTTATCAATCAATGTTATATTCATACAGGTAACTTTCCTTGTGACATATTAGCAGAGCCCTTTAATAATTTAAGTTCTATTGCTTCTGCTTTGATTTTTTCTTTTAGGGATTTTGAGATGAGGCCACTAACTTGGCCGGGGTCTAAGTCTTTTTCTTTACAAAATTCTAAAACTGCCTCCATGTATGAGATTCTTTTCTCTCTACGGACTTGTTCTATTTTTAAACTAAATTCTTTTGATTTCATAATATTAATATATCACAGTTTGTTGTTAAAGTAAAGCGTGGAGTGTTTCTGTTACGAGGTACACTCCACAAAACCCTAAGCAGACTAGGCTGCTAATGCAAAGTTATTATCGTTTGCGTTTAATTAGCATGAAAGGTTGCCACCTATTACTCTCTTACAGTTCTTTAGCACCTGTCGAATCCTACCACACCCCCCATAAGCACACTACTAGAATGTGTTTATGGTGGAGGTGGAGGGAGTTGCACCCTCGTCCAGTTTACCTATCAGCTGTCGTCAACAAGCAATTCTTATATATTGTTTTCAAAATTAGGGGATAACTGTGTATTATAACTAACAAAATAGATACAACTTTCCATACCTGATAAGGTAGTTATTGTTATCATTTGAGCATCACCCTCTTTTTGAACCCAATGTGTTACTATAAAAACTATTTCTCCGTCTGGTTGACTACCTGCTCTACCATTCGATATACTAAATGGCACAAAGTTGTGGTCATCAGCGTATTTTAATACCTCAGATGACATACCACACATTGCTGGTAAGCCATTCATATATAATTCATATTTCTTACCATTATCTTCTAACTGCGGAGCGTGATTGTCAGCATTAGCAGTTAATGACAAAAATGATATAATTATTGCAATGAAAATGTTTCTCATGGCCTCTCCTGTTACGATAAAATCTCGGCCACTATTTTAATTATTATGCTTGCTCTACTTTATCTTTGTTTTGTTCGTTAAAATATTTATAAAAGTAAGCAATTTCCTCTTTCAAAGGTTCGATATAATCTTTCTTATCTTTGATAAAGGCTTGTGTTGTACCATCTTCACTTGCAATTAAAACTACAATTTGGTCAATCGGTGTACCATATAATTCTTCATACATCATAGCATAAGCGGTTGTTTGTTTGAAATAACCCTCACACCAAGATTCTTGTCGTTCTTTATTGGCTGTTTTAAAGTCAATAACAGACAACTTACCATTGTATTCAGCAATACAATCTACCTGACCTGCAATAGTCAAATCTTTAGAATACATAATTGTTTCTAACATATGAATATTGTTAATCTGGTCTACATAAGGTCGGATTAATTTGAATAGTCCAAGAGGTAATACACTTCTTTCGGAAGGTGTTTCGCCTTTTAGATATTGTTCGATAAGTGTATGGGTTGCTTTACCTCTACGAGCAGCTCGACCCATTTCCCATTTAGCTGCATCTTCGCCAATTGAATCTCGCCACTTTTGAAGTTCAGCGGATTTTCTGACACCTAATACTGTTGTAACGGAAGGATAGGCATGACCCTCAATGTCATAGAACCTAAAACCGTTTACGCTTTTACCTTTTGTCTTAGGTAATTTATTTTCATCTAATTGTACAAAATTTACTTTAGCCATTATGTCTTCCTTTATTCTAATGTTTCATTATACCATTATATACTTCATTTGTCAAGCCTAAATCGACCGGTACAACAGCATATGGTCTTTAATTAATTCTGGTGAGTTTCTTAACTTCACCAAATCCTCTTTTCAGCTAGGATTGTATTCAACATAGGCAGTACCACCGCCTTCTTTTTTATATGCTCTTAGAATTTGTTTTCTATTGTCACCATCCGCTTTATACGAGCAGTGTATCCACCCACTATTTGGTTCATCCAAATTGTGAAATTCCAAAATCAATTGGTCGAATTCTAAGTTTTCAGCAATGTATTTACATAGTTCAGCATTGCTCACTCCGAAAATTTCGAAATCGGCCGCCTCCCCTTTAGCGTGTTGTGAATTGACACTTGAGCCAATCTTAACACACAATTCAGGACTACGATAGCCACTTGATATAGTTACTACTTTACCATAGTGGTCACGGACCTTTTGTAATACATTCTCACATAACGCTTTCATATTATTCATATGGTCTTCGCTAGGGTTATTGTTAATACCCATACGAGCAGCCGTTTGTGAAGCTGTCATCTCTTTTAAACTAAAGTTTTTACTTAGTTGCATGGAGTTTTTCCTTTACTTTTAATTTAAGTTTTTTCATCTCTTTTATTTTTGACCATAATGTAGGAGACCTGTCCACAGTTCGTTGTTTTTCAAGTTCATTAACTTCTTTTTTCAACTCTTTGTGTTGTGCCTTTATGTTCATACTACCCCCTGGTTAGTTTTAGTATATTTTCAATCTGAGCTTTAATAATAGGACCTCTATTAGGCCAATGTATATATGGCTCTTCACTTTTAGATAGATTATAAAGAAATGGTAATATAATCTTTTCTAAATCTTTAAATCTTGCCTGTGTAGCTTCGTCTGTTTCAGTTTTAGTGATAGTTTCTTTATCTGCCACAATCTGCATAATCTCATTCATCATACTTTTAATATCACCAACATCTTCTTTGACTTTTGCTAACTCTAAGTTAGAATTTTCAATTACGCTAGGGTCAATCTTAGGTGTATTATCTACATTTGATACAGGCGTCATACCCCAATCATCATCTAGGTCAAAACCTCTCATAAAATCAGGTATATCTTTTGTCGCCATTTTATTTTCCTTTTTTTTGTTGTGCTTGTCGTTTTTTATGTTTTTCTAAAACTTGTCTTGTTTTAATATCTTTGATAGATTTGTTACCATACAAATCGTGTACTTTAGAACCTGGATGTGCGTCACCAATTCTACTTAACATATCTTTCCAACCACCATCTGTCTTCAATCTACCCATACCTTGAACACCACTAACAATATTAACAGTTGTCACTTGTTGTTCCATATGAGGATTGTTTTTCTTAAATTCATCATGCTCAGCAAAAGACAACATAATGTCTTCTACTTTACCGGTTTTTGTATTTTTAAATGTATAGGTTGGCATACTAGAAATATTTATTTAACATTTCAAGTTGGTCATCATAATCTGCGATAACCTTTAATTCTTTTTCAATGGTTTCTAGTGTATCTGGATGCTCAGCCACACCTGCTGTATTTTGTAATAGAATTTCTACATTCATTCTATGTTTTTCAATGTGACCTTTTGCGTGTTCTTTTAAACCATTAATAATCGCTTCTCTAAGTTCAGCCATGTTGTTCTACTCCTTTTAAATACCACTCAGGCGCCTTGGCAGGTGCTTTCCAAGTAGCAAATCTTTTCTTTTCTAAAATATAATACTTACGATAACTTGCAACACTATCACCTGGCACTTTACAATGTTCAGGCATTGCTGGTGTTGCATCTGTACCTTTCTTTTTCCAGTTGATACTAACTGGTGGATGAGATAAAATACTTCTCAACAATCTTACAGATTTATGGTCTTGTGTATGGCCATATCTCTTTTTAAATTCTTCGTTTAGTTCTAACATATGATTAAACAACCAAACATAATTGAAACCAGAATCCATAACCCATAGTGTACTAGGGTGTTTCACATGACTTGCTTTGTATAAGATTGGTTCTAAATTAGAATTAGGATGTTTCCATCTTTTTATACTACGACCACTTTTTGTCTTATCATAATATTCAGTACCGTCTAACACACGGTGAGCCGTTGATAACATCTGACACGATTCTACAATCATCTTAGATGTATGTTTATCACAGGCCATTCTAGCTGCAACTTTAGGGTCTTTATCTAAATAAAATATATTCATTAATGTATCGTCTTTCTAAAGTATTCCATACGGTCATACTTTTTACAAAGTTTTCTAAACACTTCAAACCAATAACTCTTTGCCCAATCAGATATAGAATTAGCACAGGCTTTTTCTGCGTTTTTGATTCGTCTATCTTTCAAACTTTCACTTGGATTATCAAACATACACATATTATATACCATAACCTTTCATTTGTCAAGCCTTATATTACCCTTGTTTACTCTTTTCATTCCAGTCCATAACCTGGTCTAATTTAATTCTAATCTCATCTGGATCCAAATCTGATAGTTCTTTGGCACCTAGTTTTCTTACAAAACCCTTATAATCTCGTTCTTTTGCTCTGAGCTTGGCACTTT